TTGCTGGGGCTGCTAAGTTAGGGGCTGCAGCGCTTGCTACAACGGCTACAGCGGCTATAGGAGCCGCTACAGCTATCGGTGCCGTGGCTAAACAGTCAGCAGATGCTTATGCTCAGTATCAGCAGTTACAGGGTGGTGTTGAAACACTTTTCGGTGATGATACATCCATTAAGGTTCTTGAGAATGCCTCTAATGCTTACAAAACAGCTGGAATGTCAGCTAATCAGTACATGGACACTGTTATCAATATGGCAGCGTCTTTGAATAAGGCCACAGGTGATACCGAAGAGTCTGCAAGGCTTGCAGATGTGGCTATTACTGATATGGCTGATAATGTCAATAAAATGGGTACATCTATGGAGATGGTACAGAATGCGTACCGTGGATTTACCCGTGGTAATTTTACTATGCTTGATAACCTGGCTCTGGGCTATGCCGGTACTAAAGAGGGCATGGAAGAGCTGCTTGCAGATGCAGAAAAAATATCCGGCATAAAATACGATATCAGTTCTTATGCTGATATTGTTCAGGCGATCCATGTTGTGCAGACAGAGATGGGCATTACTGGTACAACGGCAGCAGAGGCATCTGAAACCATCTCAGGTTCCGCTGGTGCTTTAGCTGCTGCCTGGGACAACCTTATATTAGGGCTTGCAGATTCAAATGCTGATTTGGGTGAGTTGGTAGATAATGTGGTTCAGAGTGCAAAGACAGCATTTACTAACATTATACCTGCATTTACTCAGGCTGTTCGTGGTATAGGTGATTTAGTAGGACAGATTGCACCAGTGATAGCGGATGAATTGCCGGGGCTTGTAGATCAGGTATTACCACCATTGCTGGATGCAGCGTCATCTCTTATATCAAGCGTTGTTACTGAGGCTATTCCTGGGCTGTTAGGTGTTCTTGAGCAAAATTCTGATATGCTTATGAGCAGTTTCATGGGGATAATTGATACTGTCCTTAACGGACTGTATGAATTTGTGGTAAAAGATTTAGATTCCCTCTTGACAACGCTTGTTGATAATATCATAACCCCGCTTTTAGCTGAAACACCACACCTCTTAGCGACTTTAATAAATATCGCAGGGCAGGTGATATCATCACTTGCGACTCAGTTGCCGGCTTTAATCACTGTTTTGGTGCAGACTATTGTAGATTTACTTGGTGTGGCACTGGCTGAAGATAATATCACATATTATACGGGAATTGCACTTGATATTATTAAGGCTTTGGCGGAAGGTCTGCTTAATGGAACATCTATATTGTTAAAGGCTTTGCCTGATATAATTGAGGGACTTACGAGTGGTTTGTTAGGATCGTCAGAAATGATTGCTACGACTCTTATGACCGAGATAACCCCAATGCTTGAAAAAGCCTTGCCTGAAATATATGGTACACTTGCCACGCTGATTCCCGAATTATCAGAAAAAGTTTTGCCGTTACTTGAAAATTTTGCTACAAATGTAATTCCTCCACTTGTCGAACAGTGGGCCGGACTGCTAAAAACTGAATTACCTAAATTTATATCACTTGTTATGCCTATACTTAATGCTTTTGTTATGGGGATAGTTCAGGCAGATACACTTCTGGCAAAAACGCTTCCACCTATTATTGAGGCTCTGGCACCCTTGCTTACAGTAGTTTTTCAGGCTATAGCTGATACACTTCCGGTCACGTTGCCTATTATCGCAGACGGATTGAAAATTTTAATTGTTGCTCTGAGTGACACTTTGGTTAATGAGTACGGGCCAGTGTTCGGTGAGATGGTGAGTCGTATATTCACGGCTATCTGGAATGAGATAGTAGAACTGTGGGATACATTCGTTCAGCCTATAATCGACAAAATTGTTGAGTGGTGGGATGGCGTTAAAAGTACAGGAGAAAACAAGCTTGAAGAAATATGGACTGGAATTGAAAATAAAATCCACGAAGTATATGCTTCCATATTAGAAATTTTATGGCCTGTACTCGAAATTCTTATACCATTTTCAGATGCTGTTCAAAATTTATTTGAATCTTTAGGGCGACTTGTATCTGTAATTTTTGCTCTTGTATGGCAGACGATCAAAAATGCCCTTGAAAAAGTATGGTCAAAGACACAGGAAGTATGGCAGGCTATAATTGATTTTATTAGCCCTATTCTTGACAATATAAAGGCAAAAGTTGAGGAAATATGGACTGGTATCGTTGATTTCCTTACACCGGTTACAGACGGCCTAAAAACCACAATAGATGAGGCGTTTCAGTTTATTTACGATAATGCCGTTCAGCCGTTGCTTGATCTTAAAGATAAAATCGAGGAAATTTTTAACGGAATCAAGGATTTTATTCTTGAATTTGTCGATGGCGCTTTGAACTGGGGCGGTGATATGATTAAAAACTTTTCCCAGGGAATAACTGATGGTCTTGGTGATTTAAGTGGTGCAATAGATACAGTTACCGGAAAGTTATCAGCAAACCTTGAACATTCCGTACCCGATGAAGGCCCGTTGTCAGATGACGACAAGTGGATGCCCGATATGATGCAGAGCTTTGCTAAAGGTATCAGAGATAATACAGCACTTGTTGATAATGCTATTACTGATGCTTTTAATTTTAAAGGTATGCTTGGTGGAAACGGTACTCCTAATGGTGGTGGACTTATCACACCTACAGCCACACAGCCGATAACGATTGTTCTTGAGCTTGATAAACAGCAGTTCGGAAAAATCGTGTATAATATGAATCAGGCAGAGACACAGCGTGTAGGTGTAACGCTTGGAAAGGAGGCTTTCGCATGACTTATCAGGGCATAACGATTGACGGCACGACTTATAGTTTTTTCTGTGACATAGACCGTGAAGCGGAAGTACAGTATAGCGATTTGTCAGGACAGCTTATGGATAAGAATTATTTTGCTGATCCGGTTGCCACGTATTTAAGCTATACGCTTTCAGTAGTTGTGCCGCTTACCATGCTTAATCAGTATGATGAATTTTATGAGGTGCTTACAAATCCGGTTGCGGAGCATACGGTCATCCTACCTTATGGCCAGGGAACGAGGGCTATTAAGGGCAGAATTAAGACTATATCCGACAGATATTATAAAGGTATATGGCGGGGTACAAAGTTTACAGTTATATCTAACAAACCATTGAAGGTGCCTACATGAGAGTAAGGATAAATAATACAAACTATACCGAAATACGCAACCTTAGTTTTTCGCCAGAAACTGATATCACGGGGAGCAGTATTCCCGTGAATCAGTTTTTTGTTGAAATTAAGACAACGAACACTATAGGTGTAGGAATTAACGCTTATCTGTACGATGACCAGGGGGACTTGTGGGCGAAATACTGGATAACAGAGGCCGTTGTCGTTGATGAAGGATGGTATAAGGTTACAGCACAAAGTATCATACTTTTGCTTGACCGTTTTACCCTGCCTGCGGTCGTTTACAGCGGGGAAAGCGTAACGAATGTATTAGATACTATCTTTGCTACTATATCGGCTGTATACCCGTCAGAGACCGTGTATACGCTTGATTCTGCTTTAGCATCTGCTACTGTTACAGGATATTGCCCAGAACAGACTGCCAGGGAGCGTTTGTTGTGGGTGGTATTCTCAATAGGCGGCTATCTCAAGACATACTTTAATGACCATGCAGAAATAGTTAAGCTTGATACAACGGTTACGGCCATTCCTGAAGATGTGACATTCTGGAAACCTGAAATAAGCTATGGCGACTATGTAACGGCTGTAAAAGTCCGTGCGTACACATACACGCAGGGAACACCTCAGACAGTTGATGAATGGGTTACAGATGGCACAAATTATTATATACAGACTTATCAGGATTTCAGCGTAAGCAATCCCGATATACCGATAACTGTTACTGATAACGTGGTATCTATAGACAACGTAACCATCATAAATCAGACGAACGCAGCAACGATTTTGAACGTGCTTTCTCAGTATTATTTCAAGCGGATTGAGGTCCGGGCAGAAGTCCTGGACGACGGAGAATTTTTGCCGGGCGATAAGTGCCAGATATCCACGGGTGACAGGCTGCTTGCAGGATTTATAACAAAGGCTGATTTTAAGTTTGGAACCGCTAAAAAAGCCACGTTGCAGTTTGCTCAGAGTGATGTTATCAACGCTGCACGGCTGATATTGCAGTATATGTGGGGGAATATCCTTTTAAAGCAGATAGCGTACCTTATGCCGATAGGCTATGCCTACAGTATATCTAATCCGTACCTTGATGAAATGTTGGAGTCGCACAGGTACATTTTCAGGCCGCAGAACGCAAACGCTACAGGCACGATGGTAAGCGGTGGAATGACGGATCAGGAGGATTATGACGTGGCGCTTGATTGGTATGATTTAGAGCTATATGTAATTGACGTTGACGGAGCATCAGAAAGTAATGAGGTGGTAAGCATTGAGTAAGAATATAGTAATAGCCGAGGGTGGCGTAGGAACTAATTTTACGGCGAAAAAACTCAAAACTAACTTGCAGGGCGGGGGAAATTGTACGTGGATCCCGGAAGATGAGGCGGCTGATTATTGCACGTTCAAAGAGTTAAAAGTCACAGCAAACGGTACTTATAAGGCATCCGACAAAAACTGTGACGGATTCGATAAGGTAAAGGTTGAAATTTCAGCAGATGTCGTTCCGCAGAAAACAATTACCGCAAACGGTGAATATGACGCATATGAAGAAGCAGGAAAAGCTGGTTATGCCCATGTTACTGTTAATGTTCCCGGTGGCGGAAGCGATATAATAAATGACAAAATACCATTGATACCTATTTTATCAGCAAGTGATCCGAACCTTACGGCTAATAACATACTTTATGTGGAAAATATGTTTGACTGGCATTACGAAAATACTAACTGTGCTAGGCTTGATGAAACTACAGGAATCAATGAGTTTTTTATAACATATGAATTTCCACAACCTACTATTATAAATCATATATATATGGATTATGATGCTATATATATTGCTGGTGTAGCGAGTTATGATTATACTATTCAAGTAATTGGAATCGATCAAAATAACAATAGTCAAGTGTTATATTCGAGTAGTCAACCTGCACGTTTTGATACTCAACAACAAAAAGGTCTTAATGTTGTCGATTTGGACGTGTCTGCATACACCTGTAAAAAAATACAGATAAAAATTACAGCAGAAAAAACATATGGGCGGAATGTATTTATTTTTTATTTTCAAGCATATTATGCCGGAAATATGCCTGCTCTTGAGGCTTATAATGCTTTGAATAATTTGACCTATGCTATGGCAACACTTAAAGGGCATGAACCCGAAGGACATACATCAAATGATATCGTCTTAGCATTGTTTCAAATATAGAAGTTTGATAAAATGCGGTTAGGGAGGCAAATCTTATGGAATATATCGTTACAGCACTTATCACGGGTGGGTTATCGCTGATAGGTGTGATTATCTCAAATATGAGCGCAAACAAGAAGATAGAGGCGCAGCTTATTCAGGCGCAGGCTATCACGGATGTTAAGCTGGAAAATCTGACAGACGAGGTGCGGAAGCATAACAGTTTCGCTGATCGTATAACAACACTTGAGGTACAGGTAAAAGAATTACAAAGGAGGGTTGATGAAGATGATTCTAAATAATCGTGTGTATGATATCTTAAAATGGGTATCTTTAGTCTGCCTGCCCGCTTTAGGCACTCTGTATTTTGCTTTAGCGGGTATCTGGGGATTCCCTTATGGAGAGCAGATTGTGGGTACTATTATGGCTATAGATACCTTTTTAGGGGCATTGCTTGGAATATCGTCTATACAGTATAACAAGAAGATAGGAGAGAGCGATGAGTAAGCCGTTAACAAGAAAAGAGCAGTATTATGCGAATATTGCCGGCGAAGGCGTTGAGATACCGGCTAAGCCTATCACAAGGGAAGAAGCATACCTGGAGAAGATTGCGCAGGGTGGCGGAATAGAAGCTAACCCCGAAGAAGAACCTACAGGAACGCTTGAAAGCCTTAAAATAGGCGATGACGTGTATGCCGTACCGTCTGGCGGTGGTGGTGGCACATCCGATTATTCTGCATTGAATAACAAGCCACAGATAAACGGTGTTACCTTGCAGGGGAATAAGACCACCGGTGATCTGAATATCAGCTATAACGATTTGCAGAATAAACCGTCTATTCCTTCCGCACAAATTCAGAGCGATTGGGATCAGACGGATAACAGCAAGGTTGATTATATCAAGAATAAGCCGTCTATCCCGGCTAACTTGTCAGATTTGAACGATGACTCAAGCCATAGGACAGTAAGTGATACTGAAAAATCTACATGGAACGGCAAGAGCGATTTTAGCGGTAGTTATACCGACTTAACAGATAAGCCTACTATTCCTGATCCTCAGGTACAGGCAGACTGGAATCAGACAGATGTGGATGCTCCAGACTATATCAAGAATAAACCGTCCGTACCGTCCGGGCAGGTACAGAGTGACTGGGCGCAGACCACAAGCACTGAGCCTGATTATATCAAGAATAAGCCATCGTTAGG